GGTAATCCCTACCCCAGTGATGTCGTCGTCCACCAAATCCGTTGGGTCCTCAAAGAGGACATCGGTAAGTACCGCCGAGTTGTACCCGACCTTGGCTACAGTAATGTCGTAGCGCCCGTCCGCCGCATAAAACTCAATCAGGCCAGTGATACCGCTCTGAAAGGGGTTTGTCTTGGCTAAACCTGCGTTGGTGCTGTATATGCTGGCCAGTGTGGCCGTACCAGCGAGCGTAACGGTGACGGTGGCGGTGGACAATACCTCCAGCGCGCTGCCATTGGTAGTGGCTACAAAGTCGGAATATTTTCTCATTGGATTACCTCTTCAGGGGGTAGTCCGGCGGTGCCCACATCGGTAATGCGCCGGGAAGTCAGGCCAGCAGACAAGCCGGACATAAAGGAGTCTTGGTGCATCTTGGCGCTGCCGGATTCCACATGCTCGGCGTCGATAGACTCCATAAGCCACACGGTGCCGTCTGTGATGACCGGGGAGTACACGTCCTGCATCACGATGGTGTCCGTGTAGGTCAGGGTAGCCGGGCAGCGCGCATATGTGATGGTGAGCGTGTCTACCGCGGTGGCCGCCGGGTACACATAGAAACGGTTGGGGTCTCGGGGGTATCGCATCCAGTTGATTGCCGGCCCGGACGCGAGGGCTTCCCACGTGGGCACCATCATGTCCAGCACCTCCTGAGATACTTCCTTGATCGCCCGACCGTTCGTGTTGGACAGCGCATCCAGAAGGCGAATGGAGTCGGTGGGGGCAGTCTGTAGGCTGCCCGCCGCACAGGTGAGAGACTCCACAACGACAAAAAGGTCAGGGCGCAGGATGGCCGCGCGGCGCATGACTTGGTTCAGCTTGCGGACGATAAACCCATCGCTGTAACGATACGGGATCACGGTATCCTGTATCTCGTCACGAACGTCCGCGACTATCTCAGCGACGGTAAAGCTCATGGCAGGCCTCGGCTCGCTTCTTCGGAGATCATGGCGTCATCAACAGCTACGACTTCTGCCTTGGGCTTCGCCCGGCGGGGCGCGCGGACCTCAGGGTCAGGAATTACCCGGGCCTCCACATTGATAATTTCCTCGAAGTCTGGGCGTTGCGCAAATACGTCTTGGTACACGTACAGGACGCCGGAGGGGATGTGTCGAAGCATTCGGTCAGCCATGCGGGTCTCCAAAAGAAAAGGGGTGCCGTTGGGCACCCCTTTATTCTACGCCGGTTTTACGCGGTTAGGTAGCGGAGGCAGCTTCCAAGATGCGGCCGAACACGCGGACGCGATACTTGCCTGCGCCTGCGCCGCCAGTCAGCACTTGCAACTTGATAAATCCAGAAGCAGTGGTGTTGATCAGCGAGTTAGCCGCAGTAGCCAGTTTCACCAGCTTGGTACCCGCAGCAGCGTCAGCAGCCCATGCGGTCAGACCCGTGACGGCCGTACCGGCCGCAGCAGCGGCGCCAAGGGTGATACTGAATGTGGACGAAGCAGTACCAGCCTTGACGGTGGTAATGGCAGCGCCCTCAATGACGACGCCCGCGTATGCTGGGAACTCGAACAGGTCAGCAGTGTCGTTGGCCACGGTCGAACGCTTGCTGCCGTCAAACTCATACTCGACGTAGAAGGTGCCGGGAGTGCCTTCAAAGTCGGTGCCAGCGGGGTTGATGCCCACGGTGCGCAGTTGCGCGATTGTGTAATTTGCCATGATGATTCCTTGAAAAAATGAACGTCAGAAAATGGGCCGAAGCCCATTCACTTCATTGACGGACGTAAAGGCGGGCCAGAGCCTCACCCTTGACCACTTTGTATCCGTACACCTGCAGGCCGCGGATGATGTTTCCGAAGGTGGATTCCGCACGGAGGCTTTCCATCTCGGTCATCTGCGAAGCGAATGTCAGACCCATCTTGTGGCCAGCAACGACGCTGAAGCACTTGAACGTGGAATCAGTCACGCTGTTCAGGTTGTGGCTGGAGTACAGGGTGAAGCGGTCGATCATGCCCAGACGACCATTGCGCAGAACAGAAGAACTGTCGCCGGTCAGGGAAGCGTCCTTCAGGTCGGACTTCTTGATCATGCCTGCCATCCATGCAGGGATAACCATGAAGCGGCCAGACTCAGGACAGTTGGCTTCGTCCAACACGGTACCAGCGTCCACCAACAAGTCCAACACGTTGGTCTTGGTAACCTGCACTGGGGAACCAGTGGCGCCGAGGTTGATCGACTGGCTGATACGGCCTGCGGCAGCGCCGAGGTTGGTAGCAGCGATATCGGGCAACATGCCAGTCAGGATTTTGGCGTCGATCTGGATTTTCATCTTTTCAGATGCGTCCTTCGACCATGCGTCCATCAAGGCGATGTCTGACTGCACTTTGTCCACGTCTTCTTCGATGCAAGCGAAGTATTCGCCTTGGTCGATTTCCAGCGTGATCTTCGGCTTGTCAGGGCGTTCGACGGTCAGGTTCATACCTTTCTGGTATGGGCGGATGGTGACTTCAGGTGTCAGACGAATCTGGACCTTGTCGCCGTGGGCCTTGATCTCGCCTTCGTAGTCAGTGTTCGAGATTGCTGCGAGCACGGTGGCGTCGTAGAAGTTCTCGATCAGTTTGGAAGACCAGATTTCTGGGATGAAATTGCCGGAGTAGTTTGCACCACCGGCTGCTACAGGAAATGGCATCTGAATTACCTCTTAAAAAGTTATGCGGCGCGTTGGACAACACGTCCTTCGCGCTGGGCCAGAAAAATGTCACGCTCGATTGCTGTCGCCTCGGCGGCACGGTCCTTGTACACGCCGCGCAGCTTGTCCCGATAGAACGCTGCGATGTCGGCTGGGGTGTACTGCTTCTCAGCTTTCTGTGAAGGGGCTGCAGTCGATGCGGATGCACGACCGGGGGCCACCTGCTTTTCGAGCTTCGAGGCATTGGACGGAACTGCCGGAGCGGCCGCTACGGGCGCGGTTTGAACTCCTGATTCACGTTTCCATGCTTGGAAAATGCTCACAACACGTTGGAGGTCTAGTGCCTGTTCAGCATCCGCGAGATAGGTCTGGCGCTGTAGTCCAGTCATATCATCGGGGGTCAGAAGCCAGTCGTGGAACCGGGAGTCATCGTTGATACGAGTCCAATCCGGTACCGCACGTGTCAGCTTGTCCGCGAACGATTGCTCGGCCGTGGCTTGCTGGTTGGCTACGACACGCTGCACGGTGGGGGCCATACCTTGCAACTGCTCCATCCGACGGTTCAAATCGTGCAGGGCCTGCGCGATAGGAGCCATCTCTTCCCGCGTCACGCGCCGGGCAAAGTCCACCATCTCCGAGCCGTACTCGGTGACATCGGTGTCCGTTACCAAACGGGACTGGGTGTGCTGCGCTTGTGGCGCAGCAGAAGCGTTCTGCAAAGAGGCGACCAGTTGCTCAAGGTTGGCGGTTCGTGCTTCGGATTCTTGCAACTTGCGGTTGACCGCGTTGACAATTCCTTGCTGCGAACGCCAGCGCTGTGCGTACGTGGGGCTGTTTTCGTCCTCCGCCGAGGTGGCGGTTTCTCCCTGCATGCGCGCAGGCTCTTGTTGCGTGGCAGCAACGGCTGCAGGTTCTGGAATGGCTTGCGCCGGGGCGGAACCTTCGACTTCGGTAGGGGTTGCTGGGTCAGCGGTTCCGGCATCAGGGCCGTAGTGCTGCTCAATAATCGCCTTGGCGTCGTCAACTTGCTTCTGGATTTGCGCGGGGAGTGTCATTTTGTGTCCTTGCTCACTTGCTAAGGGGAAAGTCAGGGCCTAAGCTGCTGCAGGAATTCTGTCAGCATTTGCACCCGGCCTTTAAGGGTGCAGAAATTGTCGGGGTTCGTACGGGCCATCGCTTCCAACTCACTCTGACGCAGGCGAGACACTAACTCGACGAACTGTCGGTTGTGTTGCCCTACTTGCGCGAATAGCGCAGCGTCGTCAGGAGCGAGAAGCATGGTGGGTTACGAGCCTTTGATAACCAAGAAGGTGTATGTGCCCGCAGTGGGGGTCAGCGGACCCGCAGTGGGATTCACGAATGTCAGGCGCAGGGTGTTGGCGGCCGATACTTCGGCGCCGGTCAACGCTACGGCGTTGGAAATGGGGTTGGTGAGGGCGATAACTGAGTCGCCTACGTTCAGGCCCGCAACGGTCAACGTCTGCTTGGCGGCCACAATAGTTGCAACGGCAGCAGGGGTCAACGAGAGCGATACCAGCGAACCAGCGGCCACGGAGGTCACGGTAGGCATGTTGAGTTGCGTGGGGGTTAGAACTTCACGGGACATAACGATCTCCAAAAATATAACGTAAATGTACTACTTCAACGTCGCCTGTCAATAGTAACACGAACCACAGCAGCAACTTCGGCGTCAGATAAATTGCGAATACCCTGCCCAACGGCATTCCCGTGGGCAGAAAACGACGTAAATGCGGCCAGAGAGGCCCGCCCGGCGGCCACGGACGCGGGACGGTTCCCCGAAGTAGCGTTTCGGTTACGCGCGCAAGCCGCCGTGGCACCCCCCGCAGAATCCGTTGGGGACACGCGCGTGCGTCCCATGCACCCCACTACTGTCATAACCGCATAACCCTTGGCCCGAAGCGCGCGAACCTTGGACGTGGCTCGGGTCGGTACGCACATCACGGCACCCGACATCATCGGCATTGCGTGCGGAACTACTGCTCCTTTGCCCGTGGCGGAGCGCGCGTGGGTCAGTGCCTTGGCCGACAGAACCATGGCCCGGCCGTCCTTGATGCGCTGCAGCTTCAGGGTGTTGGTAGACTTGGGGCGGCGCGTTGTACCACCCCCGACGATGTAGTCCAGTAGACCTTGCGTGGCTAGCTGAATAGCCGAGAACCCTATACCCTGTATGGCTACGACGCGGGCGTTCAGGCTCATACGAGGTCCACAGTGGTCGTTATGCCGTCAGTTGCCAGTGTCTGGGAGACCGTGCCCGCGACGCGTGTGATGTCTGTGGTTACCAGAGGCACGGTGAGCCCGTGGATGGCCGCCAGCGCGTCGATCCAGTCCGATAGATCGCCTTGCAACACATCACTGGCCACAGTGGTGATGGTCACCGTATCGGTGCCCGAGATAGTCTGGACTACGTTGCCCGCGCTACGCCCGGTAGCTGAAACGGTCAGGGGGTTGCCCGGAACCAGCCCATGCAATAGGGCTATTTCGTAGATCAAATTTGCGCGTCCTGCACTCACTACTACGGGAGACTGGACCACTCCGAGGGAAGCCAGCGTATCTCCGATGTCCGTGTACGCGAGGGAGGCACCCACAAGCACGCTCGCCTGCCCTGCCCCTGTATCGGCTGCATCCGTGCCTGCCAGTGTCCCTGTGACGGGCGGAAATACGACAGTGCCAGCAGCGGATACTGTATCCCCCGCCTCAGAACCCGTGCCTGTGGCCGATACGAGAATCTTCGCACTGGAAACTATCGTGTCGCCTGCATCCGGGCGGGCCAGCGTGGCCGACAGTGCAACGCCTGCTACCGCCGTGGCTGTGTCATTGTCCTCCGCAATAGACGCGGTGGCAGTAACCCCACCCTCTAAAAGCGAGCGCAGGAGCAGCAGCATGGGTTAGGCCAGCGTATTGAGCTTGTCGATGGTGGTTTGGGTTTCGGCGATAAGTGCCGATACGCGCTGCATGTCGTCAATCTTGCCGCCGATGTAGGCGGTTGAATACTCGCTATTCAGCGCCGTTATGCGGTTACTGGCAAGCCGAATGAGCTCTTGAATCGTCATACCAATACCACCATTTCTTGCGCCACTGTGGACAGGTGCGATTGCAGCAAAACCACGTCATAAACATCCGTGCCGTCCAAGGCTGCATAACAGGCTATGCGCTTGCCTGCTGTGGCGGTGCCCGACTGAATAAAGTCAGTTGGCGTAAAAGGGGACAGAACACGGTTTTGCACGTCGAAACGATGCATTTGGTTGTACGCCGATGCCGCGTAGACGTTGACATAAAACATGCGGCCCTCATTGTCGAACGGGGCATATCCGCCGCAAGTGCCGACCGTCAACGTCAACGCACCATCATACGTAATCGTACCCGTCCAAGTGCCCGTGATGCTTCCGGCAATATCCAACACGTCCAGATTCTGTGCACTGCCTCGGAAAAAGTAGCAAAAGCTGTGGCGTGCGTTTTTGTCGTCGTCAGGCTGGATTCCGAACGACGGTGCCCACATGCCGCCCGAAGCATTGGCCGCTGGAGCGACCCCAAAGTAAGTGGTGGACCATGCATTAGTCAAGATGCTGTTGGTGCCGTTGTTGATGGTGGCGTCACCATAATTGTAGGTATAGACCGTTGTAGTGCCAGAGCTGCGCATCAGCATCAAGTTCGGCAACTCAATCACAAATTTGGCGCTTGTGGAGGGCGTAACTGCCCATGCTGTGCCCAGCGTATAGACCGCGCTTGGGCCTGCCGTGTGGCTTGCAATCACGCGACGCTGGCCCACCGCTGTGGTGTTCACCGTGTCCTGAACAATCCGAATCTGAAAATTTCTGTATTCGTTTGCCAGAACCGTTGCGTCGCCCAACGTAGCCTGCCCGGTCAGCGTGGCGGCCCCTGCCGCCGTTGCCGCCAGCGCATACCTAGACGATAGTCCAGCGTCATACAAGAATGCGCCTTTAACCATGCCTTCGCCAGGCACACAATCAAATGGCGTATATTGCTCGTCAAGCACCATAATATCGCTGTCAGTGGCGACGGTAACGGGCAAGCCTGTGGTCGATAGGCCAGTCGACAACGTGTTGCTGGAAACTTCAAAGCTGCGCCAAATATTGGCTGCGGTGGTTCCCGCGCTCAGCATGAACACGCGGCCTGCAATGATTTCGTAACGCGCACCAGTGGCCGGGGTGAAAGAAAATGCAGAGAGCACCCGCAGTTTTGGAGTGGTTCCGCCGCTGTTGCCGATGATGTACCGTTCTTCGGTTTTGCCCGCTACGGTGTCGGTGATGCGCAACTTAAAACCATACTCTCCGCTTCCGCCCCGGTTAGCCAACATGTTGACGCCTACCGCCGTAGGCAGCGCGGTCGACAGCGTTACGCTCGATGTGGTGGAGCCCGCTGCAATAACCCCAACCAGGCCCAAGGAAGGCGCAAATACCATAGCCGCGCCCGTACCAAATGTGCCTGCTAGTGCGGGAGACTGCACAAAACTCCATGCTTTTGTGACGATGTTGAATCGGTTTAGCACTGTGGAACCTGCCAGACTGTAGACGAACGGATTGCGCGACACATCAGAACGTAAATCAGATGCCAGACATGTTGCTGTTGCAGATGCGTTAGGGGCAGGCGAGACTTGCGCCCACATCAGACGGTCGATTACTTTTTTAAATGTATTTGCCATATTTTTTTACTCAGGTTATGCGAGCGCGAACGCAGGCTTGCCATGCTGATAAGTTTTGACCGTTGACCAGTAGCTGTGCTTGAATGCCGCCAATGTTGGATTGGTTGTTGACGGTGTTGACGGCGGTGATGGTGCCTTGGGTGATAGTTTCAATAACAGTTGTCTGACGGTAGCGCCCTAGTGACTTGTCGTAACCAACCGGGGCACCAAGCATATTCAGCAACCTCACAAACAGCGTAATCAGCGGGCCGGATTCGGCTACGGGTATGGGGTTGCTGGCGCTAACGTCTCCGTCATTTACGCCATCAGCGCCTAGGGTCAACTTGACGCGCTGATACTTTACGCCGTCGATGTCGTCAGCAGCGGCAGTGTCGCCGCCTACGCCGGGGTTGAGGGTAGTGTTATCTGCCATGGTTTATGTGTTCGCTGCGGTTATGGCGAAACTGGTGACGGTGATCGCCTGTCCTGCCGTGATTGTGCCATCGACCGAAAGGTCTCCAGAACCAATACCGGCAGTTCCCTGTATGTGGCAGACGGTGCCGCCCGCGTTCCAGATGCGGAAGTGCGTGGGAGTCGCACCAAAACCCGAGGAAGCGGTGCCAGTCCACGTACCCAGCAGGGTTTTCGTGGTACCAGAGGCTGGGTTCATCCAGTCGGTCGGAAGGGTTATTGTAGCCAGCAACGTGCCAGAGTCAGCAGCAGCGCAATTGGCGGGAATAGCCCCGGAAAAGATGCGCAAAAGGGGTGCGGTGCCCGCAGACACCTCGATCTGGTCTAGGCGGGCGAGGTAAATCGAGGCGGAGTATTGCAAAGCCATGGGTGTTCCTAATCGATCACAAATACACCGTCGGCCGCGGTGGCCTCTGGGAAGATTACCTCAAACGGGCCATTCGTGGAGGATGTTTTTTGCGCCAGCGCCACAACGCCCACGGCGCGGTTGCCCTTGGACGCGTTGTAGACCAGCCCCGCCACTACATCCTTGAGCGTGGCGCGCTCCCAGCGCACGTCGTCAAACGTGAGCACTGCGGCCTCGCCGTCCTCAATAACCTCAAAACCCTTGAGCATCGTGCCACCTGCCTTGTATCCGGGGCCCGTATTCTCCCCTTTGGGCGTGTACGTTTGTACGTAGCACGTCAGGTCGGCCGACTCGGTGTACAGCGCGAGCATGTACCGGTCATCTTCACTATGCACGCCGCGCATGATGTCCGCTTTATACCCGACGCAGAAGCAGGGGCGAATCATGCTCCACCCCCGCCTGTTTGCCGGTTGCTCATGACGTTGGACTCTTTACCGCCCATGCGGTTGCCGTCCGGTGCCGTAGGGTTGCTTTGGGACTCGCCTTGGCGTACCACAACTTCCTGCGGTGCCTGACCCGCTTGGGCCGCCATGGCCTCCTGCTGCCGCTTGACTTCCGCTTGGATGTCCAGCTTCTCGTCGGATGGCACGATGTCGTCCACGGGCATCGCCAGACCCTTGGCCACTTCGCGCAGGATGGCCGCGCGGCCCGGGATTCCGACGATCTCTGCGTCGATTGGGTTGGCCGTCGCTTGCAGGAACTCGACACGGCGCACGTTGAGTTGGTCGCGGTTGGCCAGCGTGACAGCGCCACGGGGGATGATTTCGCAATCGCCCTTGATATCTTCGCGGTCCACGTACTGCATGTTCCAATTGTACTGGGCGGTGACGGTGGGGCCGATGACCTCAAAGTCGGTGTGCATCACGACTTGGCGAATACCCTTACCGGCGGAACCCATGAGCATGGACAAGCCGGAAGCGGTGCGGCCTGCGCCACCCACTTGGCCGTCGCCGTACACGTAGGCTGGAACGCCAGACTGCTCATCTGCCATGCGCGCGAAGTTCTGGTATACCGACATGAGCGGTGCACTGCGGTCGTCTGGCTGGTTGAACCGGATGGCTGGCTGCCCGGAACCCATGGGGTCACTGAGCGTCTGCCAGATTTTCCACGGGTACATGCTGCTGACCTTGGCGCCCTGTGGCAGCCGGTCGGTCGTGACCTCTACCTGCGGGCCGGAGGCGATACCCATATTGTTGGCCAGTGCGCGCGCGGACGCGTTGCACATGCCCTGCACGTCTTCGATCAATTCCGGGATGCCGGAGCCCCAGAACGAGCCGGGGCGCTTCACGAAGCTGGTGCACCGATAGGGCTTGTCACCCAATGGGTCGTAGTTCAGCGTGGCCTTGATGACCCAGCGGCCTACCAGCCACACGTTCGCGTCGTACATCTTGGCCGTGTCTGGCACCTCGGTATCGTCCAAGCCCCACTCGCGCAGCAGCTTGCCGCTCACACGGCCCCAGAACTCCAGCGCGTCGTACTTGTTGGAGTCGCTACGCCAGATGTTGTATTTGTTTTCCAAGTCGCTCTTGACGTACTCGGCGGACCACAACCACTCGGAGTTGCTGCCCTCGTCCAGCACCGCGCGCACGGCGGCTTCGTCATACCCCGGAACCCCGATGAGATCGCTCAGGTCGGCGTCAGACAGCCTGTGGTGCTCGATGGTGTATCCGTCCTGCAGGCGGGTGATGCCCGGCTCGACGTAGAACCGGAACGGGTCAACGCGGGCGTATGTGGGGGCCAACTTCTCGGCTACCTCTGGGGCGAACGAGCCGTCGGGCTGCTTGGCCCAATCCAGCGTACGCACCCGGCGCACGGTAGGGCCTTTGAGAATGGCCAGCGGGTAGGTGGTCAGGTCCGACAGGAAAGCGTCGAAAGCATCAACCATGCCACCCTCGACGAACTGGTCCGTTATGAACTGCTGGTGGCGCTCGGCCCGGTCGGACGCGTCCTTGATGACACTTTGGCGCGCGTCGTCCTTGGCTTGCTCTTCCATTTGCTTCATGACCATCTGGTCGATGGGCATTCCGCTCTGGATGATGCCAATGACCTTCTGGGCGATGGCGGCCGTGACGGTCTGGACAAAGTCCGGCGGCATCTCTGGGTCTGGCGTGGGTTTGATGGCGAAGGGCACCATGCCCTCGTCCAGCAGGATGTCCCGCAGCCATGACTCCGCGCCGCGGCACTTGGTCTCGGTGATCATCATGAAAATCTCGGATCCACCGGCTTCCTTGATCTGGTTCAGCTTCTCCGGCTCGTACTCACCCTTGCGCTGGCGCAGGGCTTTGAGCATCCCGCGCTCGATGGGTTGTTTGGCGTCGCGCGCCGATTCCCAGCACTTGCGGACGTGGGAGGCGAGGGACAAAATGTACGGGGTTGACTGGCGATCTTGCGCGGCGCGCTGTGCAGCGCGTTCGGCGTCCTGCGCGTCCAGCGTCCCGTTGGATGTAAAATTGACAAGACCGGCCATGTTGGGCGGCTCAGTAAAGGGCGACGATCAGTGTGGCAGTCGCAGCAGTGACGAGGTAGCACTGCACCGGTAGCAGCGTGTGATTCCCGACATCAAAGACCACTGTGCTGGCGTCTTCGCGGTTGCACTGCACGGTGACCGTACCGGCGCCCCCGATCCAGAGTGCCCGGGCTACGCCGTTGGCACAGGGAGTACCGGGGGTGACAGCGCGTGCGGTAGTTGCGGGAGGGACGAGCATGGGGGACTCCAGTGTAATTACCGCGCCATTCTACTACCAGCGCAGCCACATGTCACTACGTCCACGCGCCGATATTGACTCTCTCGACTTCCCGGACGGTATTGCCCATGTACGCCCCGGACTGCTGGCCGTCCGCGTGAAGCGCTAGATACTGGAGTGCGTCACAGTTGCTCACCAGCACGCCGTTGGCATAGTACGCCCCAGCCCCCTCAACGGCTATCGCGTAGACGCAGGCGGGCTGCGCTAATGGCAGCACCTGCACACACCTTAGAGCATGTTTTTGTTTTCCGGTACTTGTTCGCTTGGAACTCTGTACCGCAAACCACGCACGTGCGCGTTTCGTCATCAACTCCGCTGGCGACTCGGGCCATGCCCTGACAACTGGGGGAGCAGAACCCCCGCTTGCGGGCTCCGGCAAAGCCGTCGTACAGCTTACCGCACTGTGTGCAGACATGCTGTTGCTTTTCCCGCCCAATCCACGTAGATTTCCCGTGCTCCCGGTGCCAAGCCAGTCCATCAGGGCTACCATGCCACTGCGCAGCGGCGAGCCGGGCCGCTGCCAGATGCTCGGGCATACCGAACGTACCGTCGGCGATGCGTTCGAGGGCATGTTGCCTGCTGTGGTCGGTGCCGAGCATGAGGGCAAGGTTTTCAAGGCGGTTGTCGCTGGTGTTTCCATTGTCGTGGTGCACGTGGTGCTTGGGGGGTATTGGCCCGTTGTGGAACTCCCACACGTACCGGTGCATGTAGACCGTGCGGCGGCCAGACTCCTCATAACCAGCTTTGTAGTACCCCCGGCCTTTGCGATAGAACCGAATGCCGTTGAAAATCTGAACCGGATGTTTTGTAGCCATGGAGCGCTCCGAGTGTGGATGCTGTCCAGTATATCAGAATACTGGAGTGCGTCAAGCGCAACCCACCCCCGTTGTGTGAGTATGGGATGGTCGGGCGTCCCCTCAAGCACCAGCCCGTCGGACAATTCCGCGCGCACCACGGGCGCAACACGGCTGTGGACCGCTGTGACCCTCCGGGGGCCAATCGGAGTCTCCACCAAGTCCCCCACGCGCAAAAGGTCCACGTCCGTCGCGCCATCCGGGGTAGCGACGCGCGTACCAGCCACAAAGCAGATGTGAGAGGCCATGTTTTTCTCCGGCTCGTCGTCCATCTCGCCCGTTTTCTTGGCCTTGTACCGGTACTTGCCGCGCAAACCCCCAATCAAATTTAAGCACTTGTTGTCCACAAGGAACCCCGCGCCGCCGTCCACCTGTCGGTTGAGGAACTGGTCCACCGCCCCGATGCGGGCAATCAGGGAGTTGGTGTGGGCCGAGATAGCCGTAAACCCCTCGGCTTTCAAGATGTCGTACACCGTTTTCTCGTCGGTCTGCACCCGCGAGCGTCCAGCGGGGTCGCCGATAACGAGTATGGGCGCCCCGGGAAAGTTCTGCGCCAGTAGTGGTTTCAGTATGGTACGCACGAACCGGAGCACGCCCATGCCGTCCGAGGTGGCCTCGCCCATGACCAGCAGCCTGCCCTGCATGTCAAGCTGCCCGATGACCGCACTGGGGTTCAACCCGAAGTCCATGCCGATGAGCACTGGCCGTACCCCGTTCAGTATGGGTCGCAGCGCGCCCTTGGCGATGTGAAAGTCGGAGTCGAACGATTTCCACACGGGCTGGCCAGACAGGCTCTTGCCGAACTTCGCGTGGATGTAAATATCTATGTATTCCTCGGATTTCCCAGTTGCGAGCGTTTCATAGTACCCTGAAGGAAGCAGGTGGAGCCAATCTGCTTCCGGGCTCGTCCCGCTAGGTTGAATTGTCACGTGTGTGTTCGATGGGGGGTTCGTCAGCAGGCCCTCGAAGTACGTGTCCATATCGGGCGGATTCGAGGCGCCCCATAGCCGGGCATTGGGGGTTCCGTCGTCCATGACACAGCCCATGCGCGGGTTACCCTTGTCGTCCGTCCCCCATTCCGGTTTGTGGGGCACCATCATGCCATCGGGGTATCGACCCAATCGGGCCTGCAGGGCCTCGAAGATGTCCTTGTTGAGTTCGCGGAACTCGTCAATGATGGCAAAGCTCGCTTGGAGCGACAGCAGCCGCCGTACGTCTTGGGCGTCGTCAAGGCCGCGGAACAGCACATCGCACCGAATGTCACCAACAGACAGCTCAAAGCGCATCTCGGACTTGTAGTAGGTACCCGCCTCACCGTCCGGGAACCATTTTAGGAAGTCGGGAATGCTCGTGTCACGAAGTTGTTCACGTGTGTTGCGTACGAAAATGCACCGCGAGCGGCGAAAGCCATCCTTGGCCCGGGCCATGTGCCCAGCGTGGTAAAGCAGCTTCACGATCGCGGAAGTTGTCTTTGAGCTGCCTACTGGTCCACAGATGAACGAGATGAACTTTTCCGAGGTAAAGAACGCCTCGGTGCTCGGAACTGGGGTGAAGATCAGGCTCATGGGGTGAGCCTCCCAAACTCAATTTCAAAGGCCTCCGCGTTGTGGTGCAGGGCCGTATCGGTGTCAGGTTCAGGGAACATTGTGAGGCGCGGGAGGGTTTCCGGGGGTGCTTTTTGGACCTTTTCGGGGAGAATTACCCCCTGAAACTTCGGTTTTTCCTCGTTTTCTAGGGTGATTTGGGTGCTTTTCGGGGCACCGTTGAGGCTAATTGTGATGCTGTAACCGGGTCCAGAGGCGATGTCGGCGGTGTGTTTCGGGGCTAATTTGCCCCAATCTACGAGGTTTTCGAGCGTTTTTACCCTCATGGCGGCTGGTGTATCGGTGTCTTTTGCCATACGGTAGATGTCGGCAAGAAGGTCTTCGGCCAGCACACGGGCTTTTGCGGAGAAACTGAATCCATTCTCCGTAAGGTCTGCCTTGAAGTCCTTCAGGTACCGTTGATACTGGGGGTTGCGGGCAATTGCCTCGTACTCCGGCAGCGTCAGGCACTCGTGCGAGAGGAAAACGGACAGGGGTTCCCCGGGGCCAAGCGCATTCCGGGCTTCGGACAGGGCAAGCTCTCGTAGGTTTTGGTCGGCGGCAATGGATGGGTGCATGAAATCTACTAAGCCTTCGCAGCTTGTGGAATAGCGGGGAATGTAACACGAACGGGGCTGGCGGGGAATACTAAATCACGTGACTGAGTAAAAGGTTAGATGTCTAAAGTGAAAAATGGGCGGAAAATTTTTAGATAGGGGGAAACACTGTATAAAAACACAGGGAGATGAAAAAATGGGGCGCGTGTTATGGTGAAGGGATAACTACCCGAGGGGGAGGGGGGCCTATGGACGGGTG